CTGAGTATGGAGATTTCTACTCAGGCCCTATTTTTTGTTTTGAAGATTTAGAACGGTTGCGCGATATGATTGATCGTGTATTTAGGGATCGTGCAATAGCTAGGATGAAAAAACTTGACACATCTAAATAACATAAAGTTGATTCGAACGCATGATAAAGCACAGCTTCCTACACGTGCTACAGATGGGTCTGTGGGTTATGACTTACGGGCAGTAAAAGACTGTTATGTAGAAGCAGGTGCTAGAGCGTTGATCAGTACGGGGTGGAAGATTTGTCTTCCGGATAATATTGAAGCACAAATTCGTCCACGGTCTGGTTTGGCCTATCATTATGGTGTGACTGTACTGAACGCTCCTGGTACAATTGACCCGGATTATCGGGGAGATTTAGGTGTGCTTTTGGTGAACCACGGTGGCTTACGTTTTGTAATCAAGCCAGGAGATCGGATTGCACAGATGGTGCTAGCCCCTGTGCTGTCGGCTATACCAATGCTTGTGATAGTCGACCAGAGCAGCGAGTCAGAAGAGTTTACACAGACTGAACGTGGAGAGGGTGGCTTTGGGTCTACTGGAACTGACTGAGGGGTATAGATGAAAAAATATAGGTGTGTCTTAGCAACTGTTCTTTTACTTGGATGCTCAACTGTTAGTCTGGATTTAGACTCGGGTGAGGGTAGAGTAGTCATACCTTGTGTCCCTGGACAGACAGGTACTGACATTGAGAACTGCGGTACTTGTGGCCACAGTTGTTCTACAAGTAACGCCGATGGTTGTATAGACGGTCGTTGTGTTTGTGGTATGAACGAAGATTGTGGAGACGGCGCTGATTGTCGTTTCGGAATCTGTATTCCAGTAGATTTAGCAGGTAGATCTTGTGAGTTTGATCCTGAATGCGTTGCTGGCCATGTATGTGTAGAGGGTAGCTGTTCGTTTGTTAACTGTGTTGTTGAAGCTTGTGATGGTGTAGATAACGACTGTGACGGTTTCATTGACAACTTTGGAACTTCCCCTCTAAGTCAGTATTGTCTTGGACATGCCCTGTCAGAGGACACAGGAGTTCTTCCTCCGTGTCAACGTGGTGTACGTATTTGTGTAAATGGTCTCTGGGGAGAATGTGTGGGTTCAGTTGTCCCGCAAGAAGAACAAGGTTTGCTGGCTTGTGATGGTGTAGATAACGACTGTGACGGTTGTATAGACGGTGCCTTTACCCTTGAAGGTATTTGTGAAGCACAAGAGAATCTCATTTTTGATGTAGCTTTTCTCATAGATGTATCTGCTTCTATGACAGAAGAGATTGAACTTGTCAAACGAACCACTCAGCTTTTCTCTTCAAGATTGACCTCCTCAGCATTTTTGTGGGCACTATTGGAGATTCCTGGTCCAGAAAATGCACGAGGAAACGTCCTAACCGATTTTACGGACTTGACAACGTTTCAGGGCTGGTTAGATTCTATCGTGCGGACGCATGGTGGGCGTGAGCCCCAGTGGGATACTGTTTATGAGATAACCACTGGTGAGATCCCTCTAAGTTGGCGTCCCGGTGCTGTCCGAATCATCGTACTGTTTACAGATGAGATTGGACAGTCTACAAGACTTTCCTTGGGTGAGTCTCCTGTTGATGAAGGAATTATGTGTTCTGTATTGACACATGGTGAAGTATTCATCGCAGTAACAACATTACTCGTGCAGGGTGACTTTGATGATTGCAGTATAGGCTTTGTACTTCCCCCAGGATATGCGGGGTCTGGTGAGTCTTGTAGCGTCGATCTTGATTGTGGTAGAGAAATTTGTTTCGAGGGCATTTGTACCACAGACCATGTAATTACGTTAGTGTCACAACTAGAAAGTGTTTTAGGTGACCCTTGTGGAGGATGAGACAAAAGATCTAGATCCAGAGGAAGATTTCAAATATCTTAGACCGGGACATGTGCACTTGGACCGACAAAGCGACCTATTAGTAGAGCATCTCGTGGAAATGCTTCCAGGAACTGGAACGCTGCCTGCATACTGGCGCTGGGTGTCCCAGGAAAGCTTCATAGAACGTTTTGAAGATTTAGGCCAGTTGGTGTGGGCTAAGACAGCCTCCTATCACATGCTCATGATCTGTGGTCGTCATGCATTTCGGGTTTGGACAGATTCATCCGAGAGTTGTATTGTGGATGTAGATGACTCAGTAGCGGTATTGTTAGCTCCGTATTTTGAGGTGATAGACGTACCTGAATCTACATATCGTAAGACACGTCCATTTACAAAGAGAATTCGCATTAAAACTATTGAAGAGATTGATTCGCTTCTTTTACAAACAGTTACAGCATTTGGGTTGGCATAATGACCAGAGCGACGACGAGATGCCCGGAGACGGGCGAGGAGGGACAGTGAAGCTCGACCCCGC